TGGGTCATTAGCGGTGGAGTCTCTCCTCCTGCCGTTCTTAATGTTAGTCTGGTTGGCAATGTAGTAACAATAACTACGCCAGAAGATATTCTTGGGCAAACAAGAACGTTAACCGTACCTAACGGTATTGTTAAGTTTTCAGATGGTGCCCAAACCCTGCAAGCACCTTTCAGCTTCAATTTCCCAAGCTCGGGCGTCACTCCGATCGTAACTGGTATTGTTAACAGAGATGCTAAGACCATTGAGGTTATTTTCAGCGAACCTGTGGTTGAATCAGAAGCCTTGAACATAGCTAACTACAGCATCTCGCCGTCTTTGGCCATAAGATCTGCCTCAAAAGTCCAAGACAACCGTTACAGATTGGATTTGCTTCAGTTCCAAACGCCAGCAATAGAATACACGCTGACTGCGACTAATATTCACGATCTTGCTGGTAATGTTATTTAAAACCTGCTTTCCAGACGAGGCCAACCCAACAATCGCATCCGAAGTCCGAAGAAGTGCTTGCTGTCCGTACTTCCCGCTAGAACTTAGCCAGCGATAGTTATCGTCAAGCTTAGATCTTACGCCCATTTTTTCTCCAGAAGCTCTTGATAGTCATCCATATTCAACGTCAATCCTGAACGCCAGATAGGAGGAGTTAGTGATGGAACGTCAGGGGCATCTGTGTCCAGTCTCCAGCCCATATTACCTAATACTCGTATGGAGCATTCTTTAAAATATGCATCGACGAAAGCGGTTGATTGCCAAGTGACGCTCGCAAAATGACAACCATGGAAAACGGTGTTCTTTAACACAGCGTTTGGTCGAAAGACCGCTAACTTAAAGTTTTGGTTTTGAAATACCTGATCGGCCAGCATAGAGCCTTCAACAATGAGCCTTTGGCCTTTGGTGCTGTCTGTTAGCCACAATACGTGGTTACGCAACATGTAGGGAATGTTATAATTTGACATACAGTGCTAGACCCCAAGTTCCCTGAGAATGTCTTTTCTATCAATGCCTTCTCGCCAGAAATTACTTAAATCCCCAGAATCGTTAGGGGCGTATTCGCAATCTATAAACTCCGCTGTTGATATATCACAAGAACTGGTAAGGTCGCTACCGCGAAAATCGCAATTCTCGAAACATGCCATGCCAAAGTCTACATTAGCGAACAAAACCTTACGAAAACTTCGGCTGACAATTCGTTCGTTCGGAAAGGACTCGTCGATAAATTGGGCTCTTTTCCCCAAAGTACCCTTGGACTCAAGCCACAAATCATGATCGTCCATTCTGGCTGCTATTGTTTTGGCGCTAATGTTATAATTTGACATAGCTTTAATCTTAAGGATAACTAAATGGCAAGTTCTAGCACTTTTACAGGCATTGGTTTATCAATACAAACTGTTACTTCTATCAATCGCGGAAGGACGGTTCGTGTACGTTTTACTAATGAACCCAAGCAAATCTCTACCTCGGCCTCTGATGATGGCTTGAACGTTGCGAATTACACACTTACCGGTCCCGGTTTTGCTAACATTACCAGTTGTACCACAGTTGGCGGCGATACGCAAAGCATAGATTTGCACTTGGCAAGCCCCTTGTTCGGTGGCGAATGGCTGCTGACAATAGCCAACATCAAGTCTTCAACCGGAGTTCTCTGCGTTGCGCCTCTGAGTGGGTTTTTCACTGTTATAGCAAACAGCCAGCTTGCTATCAATAGCGGAGTTGAAGATTCTGAGAAAATCATTCGTAAACACCTGAACCCGGCACTTGCTGGAGAGAACTGGACTGCATTGATTGCTGCCCTCTCCGTTGGCGACGAACATAATTTTAACAATGCCAAACTCGCTTTCGATCAGCTCTACAAGACCTCAGCCTCTGGTCGGTTTTTGGATAGATTGGCAGCAAACGACGGAATTGCTAGACCGGCCAATGTAGGCCTAACAGACGAGATTTTCAGACAATACGCCATCAAGCTTAGCAATAAAAAGGTTGTAAATCAATCTGTTTTGGAAATGCTTGAGGTCTTCTATGGGACTGAATCGACCCGAGCGCACGCAACGACCGATCTCTACGAGCCGTTTGTGTTGGCCGACGGTGACGATCTTAACATTACTATTGACGGTTTTTTGAAGTACAAAGTCGTATTTAAGTCAAGCGATTTCCTGAATATTGCTCAGGCGAGAGCAGTTGAGGTAGCCAGTGCTATTACCAGAACATTTCTTCTGAATGGTTCTAAGGCCTTCGCGGTGCCTTTCACAGACTATCAAGGACTTACAAAAGTTCGTATCTACTCTCCAAGCCTAGGACTAAAAGGTAGCGTTCAGATCAGAGGCTCTGGTGGCGGTAAAGCTCAGAACTCCTTAGGGTTTGAAACTCGGCTTGGTGATGTCTATACGGGAACCATTGTCCCGAACCCTAGCGGGTCAAACATTCCGCTAGGCGTGTCTTGTGTGATTCCTCAGGCCTCAATGCTCGTTCCTTCACGAGCAGCGACTTCTCCTATTGCTGCTAAGTTGGGCGACGGTCGCATTGTGGTGGCTGGTGGCTATAACTTTGGGAATGGTAGTGCCAATTTTGGACTAGACATCTGGTCTGCGGACGGATTGACCAAAACTATCGGTCCGGATTTTCCTTACACCCAGTTGCCGCTCCATGCTGTTTCTTTGGGAAATGGCTCCATTCTGTTTGTAACAAACGAAAACAACAACTTCCCGTCACAGGCCAGTACGCTTAGCACTGGACTAACATTCACCACCAGACCAACCGTCAATCTCTTGTTCAACGAGTGCGCCTCGGTATCTCTACCGAACGGAAACGCTTTGTTTATCGGAGCTATTGACAATGTGGATTACACATCTGTTGTGGAATACGACTACAATACCAATACTTGGATCTCCAGAACGCCGATCCCCGGAATTCTAGCCAATCGCCGTATTGCCAATGCGACGGTAATGAAAAACGGGAATGTCCTTTTGACTGGCGGACAGTCGACTACCGACTCTTCCTATCCTTCTACGCATTACGTTTACAATCCAACCACTTTTGTCTGGACCACTGTTGCAAACTCTATGCCGGGTAGAACGTTCCATTCGGTTGGTAACTTCGAAGACGGTCGTGTGTTGATTGTAGGTGGACAGAACCAGTCCGGGTTCTTGAAAGACGTTTGGGAATACGATCCAAATACTAATTTATTCACCCAAAAAGAAGACTTCCCCTCTGAATACTATGGCCTCGCTGGTCCAGTACATAAACTTGACAACAACTATATGGTTTTGGTTGGTGGATACAGCAGCTCAGTTAGTGGTGGAACTAAATCTGTTTGGACCTACAACCCAAACCAAGACACTTGGGCAGAAACAACCGACGTTCTAAATGTAGGTAGATACGTCCATCAGTCGATCTACCAAGGTGGTTGTAAATTCTTCGTTGTAGGCGGTGCCAGAGAGTCATATGGTAACGTTTTGTCGGCAGAATTTATCAATCTAGACGCTGCTGCTCCATATGTTTCTCCAGAAAAAACTTTTTCTTGGGCTGCTGGCGGTACTCTTTCTGCGGCTAGAGCTTTCCCAAGTTCTATCAAAATGGACTCAGAGTCCAAAATTCTGGTTGTCGGCGGACAAAACGCCAACGATCTAACTTTTAGCTCGGTCAGCAATGCGGTGGATGTTGTCACTATTAGCAGCGGTGCCTCTAGTGCTGGTGCCAATCTGCCTTGGTCTGCGTCCCGAGTAAGCCTAGCCCAATTGACAGACGGTAACGTATTGGCTTGGGGTGGACAAACTACCACAGGTACTGTGAATAAGACGGCTATTTATGACGTAGCTGGAAATACTTGGACACAGCTATCGGCAGATGCCCTTGAGCTTGATTATGAACCCGGCAGTCACGCTTACGTAACAGACGGCGTTTCGGGAAGTCTTGGTATTCAGGGTACAAGTGACTTTACCATTAAGTTCACAATGAAGAGAGACGCTGCTCCTGATCCAACCACCTTATCGATTCTGAACAAAACCGGTGTTGTTGACGGCTGGAGTATTTTTCTCCAGAACAATGAGATTGTTGCTGTGATTGGCGATCCCACGAGTCCGGTAGTGGTGGGACCTACTACGGGTGGATTGGTCAATGATGTCAAATTTCATACCATAGAGTTTGGTAGACGGAGTGGCGATTTCTATATCAAAATCGATGGTATTGTTTGTGCAACACTAACAGACTCTATATCAATTACAGCCTCAACGGAAACTTTGTTTGTAGGACATAGGCCCAGTAGTAGACCATTCGAGGAAGACGCTAATCCGTCTACTCTGTTTACAGGGCTAAAAGCATTCTGGAAGTTGGACGGCGATGCAACTGACTATACAGGAAACAACGACGCGGTTGCAACAAATTGTACCTTTAGCGCTGGTGTATGTGACGAATCGATAGAACTCACTGGCCTTACCAGTACCGTAGTCGCACCTCCCAACGATCTGGACATAATGACAGATTTGACCGTTTCGTGTTGGATTCGTCCTACCGCCCATGCTAGCTATTATACAATCGTAGCCCATATGTTAGGTGGCGGTTGGCTCGACACCAACTATCATTTGATTATGTTGCCATCTGGGCATATCGCTCTGTTCGGCAGAGCAGACACCGGTGTTGTTGGCGCGGTCGCGAAATTGAATACTTGGACCCATGTTGTAGCCACGAGAACTACTTCTGGCTATACGGAAATGTGGCACGACGGAACGAAGGTAAATACCGGAACAGGGCCTGTTCCGAATTCAGTACCGACTGCCTCTACCCGAATTGGCTGCCGAGAAGACGCCTATGACTATTTCCGTGGAAAGATCGACGAAGTAGGTATTTGGAATCGCGTACTGACCGATGACGAAATCGAAACGCTTTATGGCGTCGCTCAATTTAGCGCTTTTGGTGGTCAATTCAAGAATATAACAATACAATCAGATACGGCTCTTGAAGCAAAATGGTCTTTGAATCTCACCACGACCGACTCAAGCGGCAACTCAAGGGACCTGAACAAGACCGGTTCATCTTCATATCAATCCGACGATATCCTTCCGCAGGATATTTCAGACAATAGTATCCATGTAACCTCAGACGGCAGAATCTTCTCAGTAGGCGGGAAAACCAGTGCCGGAACCGCAATCAGAACTGTCTTTGAGTTCAACGAGACTGATTCAATCTGGGAAGTGCGAAATGCCCTGAATGTAGCCAGAGCTGGCCATACCTTTGCGACTCTCCCTTTCCGTGGAAACATTTCCTTAACGATGGGAGAAGCGTTTGTCGTAATGGGTGGATTTAACAACAGCACTCCAGTTACATCGATCGAGCATTACAATCTAGCTCAAGATTCTTGGACAACACAACCGGTTGGCATCGGTGCTGCCAATATGTGGCGACTCCAGAGTGCCATAAGTTCTGACTCTATTATTTGGTGCGGAAACGGCAAGACCGACTTGGTAGACAGCGCATATCAAAATCTGAAATATTACGTTGCTTATGGAAATGTCTTCCCTACAGGTACGACAATATCTCATGTAGCAAAAAATGGTAAAATGCTCAACATTGACAATGGAGGCATTCTATCAATGTCGGACTCTTCTTCAAGTCTAATCTTAGATCCAGTTACCAGACAAACCTTTGCGACTACTTTCCCCTCTGGAGCAAGTTCTCCAGCCCTCGCAAGCTTTGCCATGGAATACGGTGCCAGTAAAGTCCTTTTGATTGGTGGACTCAAGAATGACGGTACACCGTTGAATACGATTTGGATCGGGAGCTAAAAGATGTCTGTCACTTGGGCAGTTACAAAACCTAGCCAAGACGTTATCCGGATGGAAGCTACCGGAGCAATTCCGCTCGACCTGAATGAAGTTTGGATTGGCGACTATATCAATATCTACGGAACCGGATTCTCAGTAGAGAACAGGGGTTCTTTCGAAATAACCAACGTAGAAGTTTTCTATGTGACGGGAACATTATATCAAGCTTTGGAATTTGTCAATCCTACCGGTATTGCTGAATCCGCAGTGCAAAACTACAATTCCGATTTACAGTTTTTCCGTCCCAGTATCAATAACATTCAAGTGCCAAGCGGTAGAACCGTTGTAGTGTCTTCTACCATCAACAACAAGCTAAAAGTTGTAATTCCAGCCACAACAGCTATAGTAAATAGAGAGCTTTTCACCGCTGCGTATTTACACGACAACGAAAAGCTATCAATCCGATCTCTCGTCAGGAACAAAAATGGGCAAGTTACGGTTTATTACAACGAAAGTCCTGAATTTCCTCTTGCAGTTGGGAATCAGATTTATCTAGAGCAGATAGATCCTGCCTATCTTGATACGTTCACAGTTCCCTCTACTGGTGCTTATACTGCGGCTTCATTGGCCGATAACATTACCGTCACCACTGCTTGCACCAATACTCAGGGCTATGTCAACGGCTCTCTTGTCGCGCTTGAAAATAATGAAGCCGCTTTGTTTGGTGGCTGGGGTCTGGTTGCTAGCACTCCTACTATCAATGTTGCAGGAGACCGATTTTCCATCACTGCCAGTTCTGTCGTTCCTTCTGGTACGATTGCTGCCGGGGCCGATATCTACACTTATGGTTGGACTCTGACGCAGACTGCCGGGAAAGAAAATTCCAAGGCTGTTTTGCTAACGTCTGGAACCAAGATTGGCCAGATTCTTGTTAGTGGCGGCAATACCATCACTGAGGGCAATTACAATACCGGCTTGACGGTTTCTTCTCCCGGTACACAGATTCTTAATCCAACTACCGGTGTCGTCAGTTACTTTGACGCGATTGCTCCGACTGCCGGACATGCACAAGTACAAATCGTCGACGGACGTGTATTGATAATCGGCGGCGTTACTACTCCATCGACGATCGATTATACCATTCAAAATAGAGCTTCCACTGCTATTTACATTTCAAATGCCAACGATAACGAGTTCGCAGCTACGGTAGGCGTTCCAGATTACAACCTGATCCAAGGTCGTGTCAATCCTTCTGTTGCAACGGTGCAGAATGGATTTGGAGTCCTGATCACTGGCGGGCAGGCCCTTGCCATTCCCTCACCAGCCGATAGCCTGACACTAGCAAAATGGGGCTTTGACGAAGACTCAGGCTCAAATGCTGCTGACGCTCTTGGCGTTTACAATCTTATTGGCTCAGGTACGACGGCGGCTGTGCTTGGAGCCAAAGTCATCAACGGCAGAGAGTTCACACAGGCCGCTGCCCATATGGCAGACAACGCCAGTGCTGGGGCCAGAGGCGACGCTGTTACTGCGCTAAACGGTGAGTGGACCGTAGAGTTCTGGTCTGCTGGAGCTTCTGGCACTTATCCCGGAAATATGACTCTATCTGGAACGGGTACTGGGACCGTAGTCTCGTTTGGTACTCCGGCAAGCGAAATACAGGCCGACAACTGCTTGATGAGTATTTCTTTATCAGCGAATACCCTGACTTGGCGTTGGGAGAGAGGGGCCGGTACTGAAGTTACCGGCACTACGGCAAGCTTTGCCTCGTTACTGCTAGCAAACCGCTTCAATCACTTTGCTGTCCGAAAGACAAGTATCGGTGGAGGCAATTACAAGGTTGATGTTTTTGTCAACGGTAAGTATTTCGAGAACTTCCCAACCGTATTGAATTCTGACGGTGGCGTAAATACCAGCCGATTCTATGTTGCAAGAGATCCGGAAGGAACTACTGGTTTTAGCGGGGTTCTGGACGACATTCGTATATCAAAAGCTTCTCGCTCAGACATTGACATCCTCTTGACATACTTCAATTCTTGTGGTTCATTCCTTAGAACTCCAAGTGACTCTGACAGTACAAAAGCGTTTATTGGAAGACTGCTGAATAGTTGTGAATACTGGGATGGCTCGACGGTTGCTTCTGTAGCTCCGATGTCTTTGGCCAGAGTGTTCCATCACGCACTAACATTACCTGACGGTCGTGTTCTCGTAACTGGCGGGTTGGCTTACGATCCGACCAACTTTACCAAAGACATTAGAGACGTAAATTCAAGCGACGATTGGCACTCTCCTTCAGAGTCTACTAACTTCGCAGAAGTCTACGACCCAGACTTGAATAAATGGTATCCGATTGCTCCCGCTGCTATTCGTAGGCACTCTCACCAAGCAATTTACATTCCAGAAAGAGATGCAGTTCTGGTTGTGGGTGGTGTATCAAAGCAAATCGACGGTCCGTCAGATAATGTTGGCGTTATTGAAATGCTTGACCTGAAAACCATGCAGTGGTCAAGCCTCGGGAAAACGTTACCGGCAGGATCATCAAATGCCGTTCGTCTGTCTAATGGGTTGGTTTTGATTGTTACCTCAGATCCTGACGGGATTGGTGGAACAAAGCGCACCCAGATGGTCCTTAATTTCCAATCAAAAGCCGTTTCTGGCGGTGGGCTCAATGGGTTTCATCAAATCACAGAAATTGGCTCTGGCTATTTCAAGTTCGAAACACCAGACTATCTACAAAGCACGTCGATATTCGGTAAACAGGACGATTCCAGCGCCAACACCATAACAAACGGCATCAGAACTTCGAATATAACTACCATAACCTTAGGAATGCACAGTTTATCGATAGGAGATGTCGTCTGGGTTAATTTTAACGGTACTGGATTATTCTCTTCTGGTCTAAAAACCATCACAGCCGTTGGCACAACCACAATCAGTTATGCAGAGGTAGCGGCAAACCAAGCGTCAGTCTCTGTTGCTGGCGAAGTGTTTGTAAATTTTGCTAAAGAATCGAATACTATCCCAACTAGAGCCGGAGGTACAGAAGTTGTCGGACCTTACGTATTCGATCAGGACTGTGGGTATTCGGTTACATCTATCAAAACAACCGTTGCCGATCCTGTAGAGAGCAATGGCCAATATTCAATTCTAGAACTGACCTCAAACGTAGGTTTTCCGGATCAAGAGGGCTGGGTAGTCATAGGCTTCGGCACTCAGTATCAAACCAAGCCTATCAAATATTTTGGCCTGTATGGTTCTATCGGAATTTTATTGGACTTTCAACACAAATTTACCGAAGACATTCCACAGGGGACCGAAATCGTGCTGGTCACGAGAGAGTCACTGAACCCTGAGCTTGCCGGAGGGCTTTACGCCACGGCTTCTGATGCTGGTGTTGTAGCAGCAAAGAAAACTATCGAAACGATTGTGGCTGCCGGTGTCGATCTCGACTTTGACATAACCTATCCGGGAGATCGCGGGCTAGGTGCCGAAGGTTTTCCGTCAGAGGGCGAAGGCAAAACCAGCGATCAGCCTTATGTTTTCGGGGTAGATGAATAATGCGAGCACGAACTTTAACAGCCGCCCATGCAGTTTGCTACATTAACGGGCAAGTCTATGCGTTTGTCAATGGATTCAACTGGGATTCTCAAACCCCAGCTAGGCCTATTTACGGCCTAGACAGTGCCGACCCTTACGAACTTGCTCCTACCACCACCAAAGTGTCTGGAACTATTGGTGTTTTTAGGACCGTTGCCGACAAAGGCGCACAGGGCGCCGGTATGGTTCCGTATTTCGAGCAAGTACCGAACGGTAAGTATTTCTCTATATCAATAGTAGATAGATCTACGGATATGTTATTATTCCAATCTGATACAGCAATTTTGCAATCGGAGTCTTGGTCTATTCCAAGTAAAGGTTTGATAACTGGGCAGCTCAGATTTGAAGCCATAACGTGGACTAACCAGTAATCTTTATATCATAACCCCCAAAGGATTCCTATGTCCGTTCTTCGCAAACTCAATGTTTTGCCACAATTAAGAGTTGATGCTCCACACTTGCGAATGATCGAAAGCGCCGTAGCTGGCGATTTTGATACAGTCGTAGGTAAGATGATGGCCGGTGGTAAGCCGTTTGTTATTCGCGGTTTTACATTGATTGGGACCTCAGTTGGTTCCGCTGCAAATCAGATGACTCTTGTAACAGCAGACTCCATTGCTGTCAACCTGAACGCTTCGGAATCTGGCTCGTTTCTATGGATCCCTGCAAACCGTCCCAATGAGACTCTGGATTCAGCTACTAATGGTAAAGTCACAGGATCGTTCGCCTCAGGCGTTACAAACTACGTAGGCATTGACTTCAAAAGAAGCCCAGACGCTTCCACTACAGACTTGGCTAAATTCTTAGACGCGGACTCCCTCTCTAGTGTAAAGACTGAATCGACTAGAAGTATTCCCCTTGGACTAACTCTTGACTACCGTATTGTTATAAGCACGGTTCCGTTCTCAAGCACCCCCAATATCATTCCGATTGCTAAAGTCGTTACCAATGTTAACAATGCAATCAGCACGATCATTGATGCTCGGCCTATGATGTACCGGCTTGCAACTGGTGGAGATTTTCCGAATAGCGAAAACGTATATTCTTGGCCGTTCAATCGTGCCGAGAATTCAAGTTCAAACCTGTTTTCAGGTGGTGACAAAAACATTGCTAGCGAGAAAGACTGGCGTGACGCAATCATGTCCCGAATTTGGGAACTCGGTGGCGGCGAAAACTGGTACAGCCCAACTGCCGATCGCAATGTTAGGATGGTTTACGAGCCGGGTGTCGTGTTTTCGAACGGCCAAAACTTCGAAGGGGTTGCTAACAATCTGCACTGGCGTGGACTAAGCATTCTTTTCGATAATGCAAACAGCCCCGGAGTTTATTACAACGAAATTGCCGATCAATTAGTGGACTCTGCTGGTTTAACAGACCTAGCCCCCGGTGAATGCATCTATGCAGATATTGATCGTACCCAAAACCTGATCGGCGTCGCCGCTATCGTTGCTCAAAAAGCAGTAATGCAAACGCTAGGCAGTCCCGTCGTACCGGGCTCTCGTTATATAATCGCTTGGCGAACTTCAGACGCTGGTAATTTTACCATTTGGACTCGTGATGGATCGTATCCGGTCGACTTTACATTCCAGCCTGCAACTCCAACCTCTCTTGGGGCTGTCAGACTAAATGTTCCGTCTGGTACGCCCGGAACGCCAACCGTTGTCACTTTAAATTCAACCAACAGTATTGCTATTGGAACTGTTGGCTACCCTGTTACCGGCAACAATACGGCTATAATTGCAACTGGCAGTGGGAGCGGTTCTGGCATTACCTCAACCGGTGGTGCTACTGGTAATGGTATTGTAGCAACTGGCGGAAGCACTTCGGGTGCTGGCGGTGTGTTTACTGGAACCGGAACTGGTAATGGTGTTACTGCCGTGTCGTCAAGTTCAATCTCATTTGCCGTATCTGCTCAAGGGTTTTCTCCGGTATCTTCAGCAGCTGGCGGTAAGGCTGGCCAATTTGTCGGTGGCGACGGGAGTGCCGCAACTATCGGAACGGCAAGGGCCGGTGGGGCTGGATCTAGGTTTTTTGGTGGTAACGGCAGTGCCACAAATCCGGGCGGGGCAGGTGGAGAAGGTATAGTCTCGGACGGTGGTTCTGGTGGTAATTCACCTGCTGGCACAGGTGGTGCGGGTGCCGTTGGCGGCCAATTTGTCGGTGGGGTTGGTGGAGATTCTTTCGCACCTTCTTTCCCCGGAGATGGCGGGGCAGGTGTTTCGGCATTTGGTGCAGATTCTGGCATAAGAAATGACGGAGTTAGAACCAATGGCGGCGCTGGTGTAAGAGCCAGCGGTGGTGCTGGTTTTGCGGGCGGTGCTGGCGTAATCGGTACTGGCGGAGATGCGACACTAGGAGGCCTCGGCGGCGCAGGCGGTGTTTTCAGCGGGGCTGTTCAGGGTATTGGAACGGCGGCTTCTGACGGCGTTGTTGCGATTGGTGGCGACGGAGGATCAGTAACTGGTCACGGAATTACAGCGATTAGCGGGGATGGCGGGTTTGGCGGTTATTTTTCTGGTGCTCTAGGTGGCGCTCGCTTTTTTGGTACAAACGCAAATGCTCCCGGCATCGAAGCATCTTCTAATGGAACGAGCACTGCTGTCATTGCAAGCCCTCTCGGATCGGGCAAAGCTTTCTATGCGGTTGCTGGTGATGTCGTAATTCAAGCAGCAAATAGCTTCAGATATGACACAAATGTCACAAAAACTATGCACGTACCAATGTCGGATTTTCAATCGACAACGGAGGCTGGTTCTTTCAGTCCAATTGTAACGATTAGTACGGCCAATGCTTTGGCGAAACTGACAAGCCAAACTTCTGGTCCTGCTACGGCTGCGGCTAAGATCCGATTACCTCACGGTGCGTATATCACCAGTATTGAATTTGCCGTACTGAACATAGACGGGGTGGCGCGAGATACTCGGTGGGCTATTGTTCATAATACTTATAATGTTGCTGGCTATTTTCCCACCGTTGTGCATCTTAGCGGAGGTCCCACTCAGACAGTAACAGTTCCCAATTCGTCCCTACATTGGGTTCCGATTCCGATCACGGCTGGGTTGCAAGCTCCGGACGATGGATTCACGGGCATCTATCTCTCCCTAGATGCCACGACTTCAGTTCAACAGCTTCAGATTCATGGCGTTAAGGTGACTTACACCTACACGCTTGAATCACCAATGAGATAAAACAATGTCAACTGATAATTTTAAACGTATTGATATAAATGTTTTATACCCCAATTTTCGGCAATTGATCGAAAAGTTAGTAGAGAACTGTCGTGCCCGTGGTGTCGAATACTACGCAACGTCTGGACTTAGAACTTGGGACGAACAATCAAAACTGTACGCACTTGGCCGAACCGTACCTAATGTAGATGCCACGCCAGAAAAGCCCATGGGCGGTATTGTTACCCAAGCAAAAGCTGGTCAAAGCTATCATAGCTACGGTATTGCTGTAGATTTTTGCCCCGACAAAGACAAAACCCGTGCTGGCCTACAGCCGGACTGGAACAGAGCTTCATATCAAATCCTAGCAGAAGAGGCTACCAAGCTTGGGCTGGAAGCCGGATACTATTGGAAATTCGTTGACAACCCTCACGTTCAATTGAAAATTTCTAAGAATGGGCTAACTCTTTTTGACTTGCAAAAGGCCTATGGCAATGGCGGACCCAAGGCCGTCGAGGCGCTGTTAAATAAGTTTTCGTGGTAATCTTTCAGTCTAAGAGGCAATAAATGTCCGGTAGAGTAATCCCCGCCAAACAAGATACCATTATCACAGCAGGTGCTGGTGGCGCTGCTACGATCTCATCAGGCTCCATCCAGTCTTATTTCAAAAAGGCTCGTGTTTGGCTTAACAATATCGGTCAGCCTTCGGTTGAAGCTCTTATTGTTGATATCGATGTACCAACTTCGACTCTTTATATCAGAATTTTGACCGGCAATCCAAATCCGGAGTACGGCTACAGTAACATTAGTGCCTATGCTGGCGGACTTATCTTCCAAAACGAACAGATTTGGTACGACGCTCCCCAACTAGTAACATTAACCAATGGCTCAACCGGTGGAGGAGGAGATGCTTCAGAAGCAACTCTAGTTCAAGTCCGCGATTCAGTCAAGGCCCAGATTGGCATTGCTGCAACACTTTGGACCGACGACTCTGGGGCGTATTACACCCGCAGAGAGTTGGTTAACCAAGGAACCGGTGCGATTACCATTGTTTGGGTCAATGCTGCCGGTGCTCCTGTCACTCCGGGTGTCGGTCTTCGTCCTGCTACAGGATCTGGCGGCTCTTCTGGCGGTCTTACTGATGCAGAACTCCGTGCAACTCCTGTTCCAGTCTCCGTCAGCAGTCTGCCCTTGCCAGCAAGTGCTTCTACTCTTGCAGAACAACAAGCTCAAACGACTAAGCTGACCGCTATTGATAACAAGATCCCTGTTGTGGGTCAGTCAAATATGGCTGGCTCGTTGCCGGTTGTTATTGCTAGCAACCAGAGCGTTCTTAGCATTCAGGCATCTTCTTTGCCGCTTCCTTTGGGTGCTGCCACCGAAGCGACTCTTGCTTCAATTCTAACAAACACTGCCGCCCTCGACGCTCCTATTTCCGGTCTGGCAACTCAGGCAACTCTTGCCAACATCAACTCAAAGATAACGGCCTGCAATACCGGTGCCGTAGTCATTACTTCATCTGCCCTACCTACAGGAGCGGCTACCTCAGCGCTGCAAACCACAGGTAATACCACTTTATCCAGTATTGATACACGACTATCAAATCCGCTAACTGTTACCGGTCCGCTCACCGATGCTCAGCTAAGAGCTACCGCCGTTCCTGTCTCAGCCGCTTCTCTACCGCTACCTACTGGCGCGGCTACGGAATCAACCTTAGCCACACGTCTTTCTGAGGCTGGGTTTCAAGCAAGAATCAATACCCTTGGTCAGAAAACGATGGCGAACTCAACGCCTGTCGTTATTTCGTCCGATCAATCAAGTCTGCCAGTTACCGCTTCGTCGTTGCCGCTTCCGTCAGGCGCAGCAAGTGCGGCCAACCAAACCACAATCGGTGCGCAAACAACCAAAATAAACGACGGAACAAATACCGCTGCCGTTACCGCAGCAAACGCCCTTAAAGTAGATGGCTCTGCGGTAACCCAACCCGTCTCAGGCACCGTTGCCGTTAGCAACCTATCCACCCTATCCACACTAGCAGAACAGCAAACGCAAACCACCGCACTGTCGACTGCAAATGCCAGTCTCGCTAGTATTGATACAAAGACACCAAGCCTCGGACAGGCTATTGCTAATACATCCGTTCCTGTTGTGTTGGCTTCAGATCAGTCGGCAGTTCCTGTCTCTTTTTCTGTTGCGTCAACTCTCCAGACCTCAGACGAATCGACACCATGGCTTCGTAGAATAGCAAAGCTATCAGAGTCATTGTCTGTGGTAGACTCGGCACAGCGCCAGCGTATCTCTTTAGATTCGATCGCGGCTGGCGTAACTTTACCCACCGTTACGTCTGTCGGTACTGTTACCACCGTTACGGGTGTCACTACTATGGCCGGTATGGATCGTGAAATGTATATCAATATCGCACGCCAAACGTATGCCATGTGCATTCGTGCTAAAATAACGTAAAAAGGAAACTAAAACAATATGGCTATCACCAATTCGCTTAAAAAGCAAGTCGATCTTCCTGTTTGGGAATGGACCCGTTTTGCTCCTGCTGCCTCTTCGGCCATTTCGTGCTCATGCTCAGCAGATAACTCTCTACACCATGAACAGAACGGAAGATACATTTATTATCTGATCGCTGCTTCTGGTTTTTGGCGTTACGATACCGTTACGGATACTTACGTACAATTAACTTCTCCTGCCGTTGCGCCTGCAACTTGGTCTTCGATGAAGTTCAGTGGTGCATATGGACAGGATGGCTTGGCGATTGCGGCGACTTCAAACACCATTACTGTCGCGGGACATTTCGGTAAAGTTCTGGAAGGTTTTGATATTCTTATTGTTAGCGGGACTGGTCGTGGGCAGCGCAGGACGATAACCAACGTTGCAGAGGCGGTTTCTGCTGATTCCGGCATCGTAACTGCTGTATCAAACGTAGCCGGTACTATCTCAATCACCGATACTACCAAAGCTTGGTCTGTAAATCAATGGGTTGGTTATAACGTTCGCATCACAGGTAACACTGGTGTAGGTCAAGTCCGTAAAGTTCTATACAATTCTTCTACTGTAATCACCCTTGGCGACGTAAACCGATCTGCCGATAACATTTGGTGCAATCCTGCTGTGTTTTCGCCAGCTATCAATGCCACGGCTGGTACTCAAGCGAATTATTCCATCGAATCAAGCGTAGCTACGGTAGACAGCAATTGGTCCGTTACTCCAGATACCACTTCTCAGTACCGAATTCAATCAGGCGCGATCAGCCTTGTTTCTTCTGCGGCGGCGACCCCCTTTTACACTAACCAATGGTATGATATTGCTACGGATACTTGGTATGTACGCACGTCTGGAACCCTTACCTTCGCAACGGTAGGTACGGACGGGGCAGTAGAAAGACTGGTCGAAAATGCAACCATTTGGGACCGTAGCACCGCTACTGGCGGCACAACCACCACTCTGGTAGATACGAATCAGTCTTGGACGACAAATCAATGGGCTGGCTATTGGGTACGAATCTACAGCGGGACGGGTGAAGGCCAGATCCGCCAGATCTTTTCAAACACCGATACTACGTTAACGTGGTCAACTGTTGGCACAGCCCCTACGACGACCAGCAAATATATCATTGAAGGTTTTGACTGCGGAACCGCTACCTCAGGTGCGGCTTCCACACTAACCGATTCCACGAAATCGTGGACTACCAATCAATGGGCCAACTATGCGGTCAAAATTACTGCCGGTACTGGTATTGGACAAGTGGCGGCGATTGCTAGCAATACGGGCACGGCACTTACCATTGTCAAGCCTTGGACCACCAATCCAGACAACACCTCTGTCTATTGTATTCAGGGAGATTCCGACAAGCAATTGCTGATGCTGGGCGGCTCAGCCGGTACGCTAATTCAAAACATCAATGACGATCTGCCATCATGGGGTAGACTGATTGATTCTGGCGCGGCAAGAAGTGCCTCGGTTCAGTTTGACGATCAAAAGGCTGTAGCCATTGCCTCAGTGTCTAACGCTACTACTACTGCAACGGTTACCACAACAGTCAGCCATTCTTTTAAGGTTGGTCAATCGGTCGTCGTTCGCGGCTGTACTGATGCTAACTTTAACGGTACTTTCACTATCGCAACCGTGCCATCGCTTACTACCTTTACTTATACCATGGGTGGTACTCCGGCGTCTACAACCTTAGCAAACGCCCAATCCACCACAACCCTTTCGGATGCTACTAAGTCTTGGACTGTAAACCAGTGGGCTGGATTCATGGTCTATATGACCACCACAGCCGTGACTGCGGGTACTGGGGCGGCCACGATGCAAGCGTTTCAGATCGCCAGCAATACGGCCACTACATTAACATTCGTTGCGGCTGGTACTGCACCTACTAACGGCGTTTCGCGCTATGTCATTGCCCCTAGATCTGCGGTCGGAGCGTTGGACAACGGTATCGCTACTGGTGCCCAGTCAACCACAACCCTACAAGACACCACAAAGACATGGGTCGTAAACATCTTTGCTGGTAAGCGTGTTAAGTTCCTTGGCGGAACCGGTATTTCTCAAGAATTGCTTATTACGTCTAATACTTCGAATACTCTAACATTCGGTGTCGCTACCGCTCCTGTAGCTGGCGCTACTAGCTATGCTATTTTGGAACAACCAGCTCGTGGTACTGGAACCACGCTTAACTGGGGCTTCGGACAAAGCGCTCCTACCCATAAGGGCCGATATATGTTTAGTGCTCGTGGTGGCGCGGCCATCGGCTTTGACCGTCTCGACATTCCAACCGATCGCTGGCAGTTAATGCCAATCACTCCGCAAATTGAAACCCTAACAACCGGTTCGATGTATGCATATGACGGCAGAGACAGGCTGTACTTTACAAAAGACGCTACCCAGCGCGTATACTATCTCGATATTGTTACAAACACGGTCCATGGCGCTTCTATGTTCCCATATGCTGCCCCGGTGGCTGTGATCGGAAACCGTATGGAGATTTTTGAAACGGTTGATGGGCTAAAATACCTATGGCTTAACCGCTCGTCATTCACAGAATGCTTCCGCACCTTGCTGTTCTACTAACATTATGTCAGGTTTATTGCTGCCAGATTCGAGAATTACTGTAACAGCGGCTGCTGCTAATGGTTATTTGACTGTTAGCTCAACTAGCGGTCTATACGTTAAAACTATTTGCTGGCTTACTCTTACCAGCGGTGCAAGCCCAGTACAAGTAGAAATCACCGAAATCTCAGGTACTAGTGTGGGAGTTCGGTTTGTACAATCCATCGGCTCAGGACCGAATTACGGCAGATCGAACGTTTCTGCTTACAATGCCGGTGGGTACTTGTATCAAAACGAACAGTTTTTGTATCGTTCTGGAGACATTGCGGCGTTGGGTATTCTAGCAACAGGCCTTGAGGCTTACTGGAAGATGGATGACGGTACGGATTCTACCGGTAACCACAACCTAACTCTTAGTAACATCACATTTGCTCCCGGTAAGATCGGAAACGCCGCAAACTACAATAGCATAACAAGTACTGTCATTGCTCCGAGTCTTGACATTTTGACTAACCTGACGGTATCGGCTTGGGTCTACCCCACCCAGCATGCTGATTACTATACGATAGCTGCGCATATGATTGGTGGCGGTTGGCTCGACACCAACTATCATTTGATCATGCTTCCGGCTGGTGATGTTGCGCTGTTTGGTACAGGAGACACAGGCATTACCAATTCTTCTATTATGCCTCTGAATACTTGGACGCATGTTGTAGCCACAAGAACCACAACCGGTTACACGGAAATGTGGACAAACGGTGTAAAAACCAACACCGGCACGGGACCAGCACCGCATTCTGTGCCTGCTGGGTTAGTTTACGTTGGGTGTCGTGGAGATTCTTATTCCTATTGGCAAGGCGCAATCGATGAAGTAGGTATTTGGTCTAGAGTGTTACCAGACGATCAGATCGCTATGCTATACAACGCAGGTTCTGGAATCAGTTATCCATTTTAAGGAGTTTTGATATGGCTGGAAAATTAATCAATGAAGTCAGAGCAACAGTAACGGCGGCTACCGCTGCCGGATACTTGACCGTCAGTTCGGCTACAGGTCTGTATGTCAATGCATATGGCTGGCTCACGCTGACTGCTGGTGGCTCTCAGGTACGGGTACAGATTACCAGTATTTCTGGTACAACCATTGGCGTTAAGCTGGTAGGCAATGTGCCCAACTATGGCAGATCTGACGTAAGTGCGTATAATGCCGGTGGATATCTTAATCAAGAGGCGCAGTTGATTTACAATCCGAATGACAAGCCACTTGATTAATACTTACCATAAATTTGCATAAAGTCGATACATATCGTCTAGATTGGCCGTAACATCACCAACATCACCTAATAGCAAGTCATTTGCATCTGCCACAAGAAAATATTTGTTAGGACCAAACATAATGGCGCAGGGCGAGTAGGTGCTTAGGGCAAAATTCTTAGCCTCAAGAATGCTTAGATCTAGCACACAGTTTGAAAAACAGGCTCCTTCTACATCAGCACCGAAGAAGTCGATTCTATCCATTTTTAATGTACCAACCTTTTGAAACTTAGAAGAACTGAAGTCAATTCCTCGCAAATCCATATTGCTAAAATTTGCTCGACAGCCGGTCCGCTTACTACCGTGTCTAAGCTGATATAGCCATGCGTGATGTTCTCGTACTGAGTTTATAACCTCGGTGTAAGAAGGTCTATACATATAGATGCTCGAATAGTCGATAGAAATCGTCTATATTCAGACTATGTGGTCCATGTGGTCCATGTGGCCCATTCGACGAAGACATGAGATGAGCCAGATCTTTAAATTGTAAGTCCGGACATGCTTTCAAATAAAACCCGGCCCCTATTTTAGTTTCGTATGCGATATAGATGTTCTCTTGGGAGCTACTACTCCGTAGCGCAGCGCTAATAGCTCCTTTGGCATGAAATAGCCAAGTAGCTGTGATTATGCATGTAGAGATATTCGCGCTTTCGAAATTGGTCCGACTATCATAAATCACGCTTGTAAAATCCCAGCCCTTAAGATCCATACCAGACACATCCATACAGCTAAGATCGGCCCGCGCTCCGGTTCGTCCAGCAGTATCTAACCATGATATATGGTCAGCACACATTATATCGATATCATACTGCGTAGGCCTATACATGGTTTACCGAAAGTCTTCAGGCAATGTTTGCCACTGTCCATTCCGATACATGGTAAACATTCCAACCAGACCTGTTTGATCTTCAATGATAAAGATCGCAGCGTCCCGTTCGTCATCAACGATCGACGTAGCAAACAACGCGCTCTTAAGCTTTACTTTGGTTTGGGTTGCTCGGCTTACGTCTGAGCACATACCCTTGACACTATTCGTAATCGAAAGTCGTCGTGCGGCTTTCTTTGCTGCATCGTACTCGTAACCTCCATCTTGGACCTGATTCACAACGCCAGCGTCTGGCTTTGACTGTTTGACAGTAGGAACCGGAGTGTCAACCGATACTCCGGCAGAAAGAATGATAGCAATCAATAGGTTTTTCATTTGTATTTCCTCATGTTACCACGAATAAGTTGTCTGCGAGCAGGTGTTAGAAAATCCACGAACAATACACCTTTCATATGGTCGTGTTCGTGTTGTAGCACATGTCCAAGCAATCCATCCACAGTTTCTGTGGTGTGTTTCATTTGAAGATCGTCGTACTCGATATCAATACTCTCGTATCGCCTGACAGTATCAAAAAAACCCGGCAAAGACAGACAGCCTTCCAGCATTGGGACTTTGGGTTGGGTAGATTTTACCTTCAGGTTCAAATATACCTGAAGACCTTTGCCAACGTCGGCAACGATAACTTGTTTGAGAACGCCAATCTGAACCGCAGATAGCCCTACGCCACCTGCGATCTTCATGGATTCATGCATATCAGACACTAGCTGTTTGATATCGTCCGTTACTTCAGCCACAGGCTCGCTTATTTTCTTAAGAGTAGGGTGTGGCCAAAGCAAGATTTTCACAGTAATCCTTTAATTGAGTAGATCGTCGTCTTTGCGCTTATCCCCAACACCGCCCAGCAAGTCTTTGATTTCTTGCTCAAGATTGGACATCTGCGCTTTCATTGAAGTCGAATTCAAAAGCCCAAGCGCCTTCTGAAGCTCTTCCTCTTGCTTAAGTTCTTCTGGAGTAAGCTGACCGAACTCAGCGAACATCGAATTACAGCGGGTACATGCATGTACTTCTACAGTACCGTTTCCTTCAGACTTTGCCTGAATGAATCGAGGGAGGGTCTGTCCAGCCTTCCATTTTTGGTGGCCAACAACAGCGCATTTGATTTTATTGAGTAGGTTTTTCATTGTTTTTCCCATTTGTCACAGACATTACATTCAGTTTCTTGGTTATACCAAACTTCACAGCCGTTTTCTCCATAAACCATACAAAGCAGTTGTTGGCAAGTATCTGTATGGGACTGTACACATTTGTAGTTAAATTCTCTGTATATCTGACCACCGAAGATAAATAGCGCTCCGGCAACAAGGAAAACGAAACAGAATTCAAACCAATCAATCTTCATTGTTTAGATATTGCTTCAGTTCGTTGTTTTTGTCAAGGCCCTTCTTTTGATATACAATCTGGCTTTTATCAATAACCATTACAACAGGTACAGCTTGGATTTTGTAATCTTCGTGAAGATCTGACTTCGTGCAATCAATCTTCACGAACGTTGCGTCTACTTCGTCCTCTAGCTCTTCTAGCTGAATAGCGGTCTGTTTGCAAGGCTGGCAGGTTGGCGTGCAAAAGAAAACAACAGTAGGTCCTGAATCCAATACTGCGGCAAGGGCTTCTTTGGTAGTAATTTCAATCATTTGAGTAGATCTCTCTTCTTTAGCTTGAGGGTTTTGATTAGCTTATTAAGATTAGCGGCAACCGACTTATTAAGCTTATTCGAAGGCTCGGCCTGCAAAAAGTACCGAAGAACCAGCCTGTCTTCACCCTCGCCTACACGCACTACTATATCAATCTTAGTTTTCATTTATGTTCAGTCCCGCTGTTGCGCATTTTATATTCTTCGCTCACTGCCTTCAGGACCACACGACCGACTTCCATATCGAATGTTTCCTTGGTTGGTCGCAAAATCACACCTTCCCGGATTGTATTGGCATCCAACGTAGACATGCCTGACCGGAGAGCTAGAACTTCTTCTGTGAAAGGGCCTCTGTAGAGTTCCGGAACGTTTTCCAGACCCACAGAATTCACCATCGCAACCCGATCGTCATAATCCAGAAACTTTCGGGCAACAGTGTCAAAAATATCAAAGACCTTGAACCTAAAACCCTCTTCCGGAGGAACTCCATACTTAAGGTCTTGAACCGCTCCATATGTTTCTCCAAAGAAGGCCATGTTAGGACAAGCCTTCAGCCTGTTCTCCAAATCATACTTCAGGGCGATTTTCCACCACAGGCTGTTACCGTCCTTCTTTTTGATGCACCCGTGACTACCAACCCACAGACGATCATCCTTGTACAAGAAGCGACTATTGCACCCATGGATCTTTTCTGTGACTACAACGTCTTCTCCGGACTTCAATACCGGGTACTTGAAATAAGACTCAACGGAATATACCGGCATGTACTGGGGATCTGACTCATTGTCGGTCCTCATACTGAAATCTTCCGGCTCTACATACTTGGTTACTCCAAGAGATTCGGAAGCTTCTTGACCCTCTTGCATATCGATACTGGGCTTAATCAGAACGCCTTCTGAATAGATACCGCGAAGACGAACCGGCTTGATTCTGTATGTACCGCCTTTGCCCTTCTTATCCAAGAAGGAGAACTCCGGACGGGCTAGATCTACTACTGCGCCATAAGGAACATAAACGGCCAGATCCCCAACAGAGAATTGCTCTGTTCTGAAAATGACGTTCTGGCCGAAAACCTGTGTTATTGATAGAGAATCAGCATTTGGGTGCTTGCCAAGCTTATCAATCTTAACGACCTGTACGCTGAAATTGCTCATTGGTTATCCCCAAAATAGTCTATAGCAATCATCCAGATTAATGATTGTGTTGTGACTATACACTTCTATCTGGTCAATTGTCAATGACGGTCTATCTTTGGATTTAGAATCAATATACACACCCTAGCGTTCCGCAAAACAAAACGCAACTTAGGTGTGAGCCAGTAAAATCACAATATCGACAATCAGATCCCGAAAAGTCAATACCAAGAAGGTGGTATCCGGCGAAGTTTGCATGGGACAGATTCATTTTCGTAAAACTACCTCGGCCATAAAGAATTTTTCTGATTTCTTTTTGAGTAGGTCTCTACATTACAGTTTCATTTTCTGAAGTCTGCCTTCAGAGTTAGTGAAAAATACAGT